CGTCCGATGATCTTGACCATGTCGCTGGTCGCGAGGGTCATGTCATCGAACTTGAAGGTAATGTCATCACCGTTCGGGAAGTTCGCCAGAGCACCCTGATCGAGGTCACCAACGATTGCCCACGTCACACCGGAGGTGGCAGCAGACAGAGCAGTGATGCTGTTGTTGAACAGAACCGGGAGTCCCTCGAACGGGTCATATCCGTAATTGCCCTGTGCCTGAACAGCCTTGAACGCTGCCCACGTTGCCTTGTTCATGATGACAACCGGGTTGGCAGCATCGTCAGAGAGTTTGCCCATTGCCTGAGCAACGACATCCAGCGCAGCTGCGGTCGCGGTGTAGACCGGAACACCAACGCAGGTGGCAGCACTGCCAGCCGTGCACGCGATGATCTTGCTGATCAGCGTGTCGGCAGCTGCCTTCGCGATCCGGTATGCGAGTTCGTCATAGATGTAACGCAGGAAGTTCTCGCCAGAGAGGTCGAGTGCTTCGTCAGAAACAGACACCCACTTCTTGATGCTTGCCGGAATGAGGGTAACGGTGCCCAGGACGAGATTCTCCTCTGATACTCCACCGGATCCCTCGGTGTGTACGGTGGCATCACTGCCGGAGATCTCGAATCCGACCTTGAGGTTCCCACGCAGATAGGACTTGCGAACACGGCTCATAATGCCCTCGCGACCCCATGCAGTCTTGACTATATCGTAGACGAATTCAGGTACGGGAACCGTTCCAGATACTGCATTCTCGCTCAGGAGCGCACGGCACTCCTCGTCCTTGCCAGTCTTGATGTAGTTGGCATATGCCTCGATGTATTCGGGGGTATTTCTTACTTCGATGTTTTCCATTTTGTTCTCCTTAACTTCGATAGTCTTGATCACTTCGCCCTCTCCGTTCGCAACAGCTGCGCGGAGTTCGGCTTTTCTTGCTTCGTCAGCTTTGCGCTGATCGATCTCTGCATTGATTGCCTTGACTTCGGACTCGATCTGATCCAGATCGGCACCTTCCTCGTCAATCTTCGCAACCAGTGCGTTCCTCTGTTCGACCAACTGGTCGATGCTCATTTCCTTGAAATCCATTTAGATTCCTCCGAGTATCCTGATTTTCTGTTTCTGTCTCTCACGTTTCTCCTCCTCGAGTCTCTCCGCTCGTTCCATTTCAATCACTCCGTTGAAATAGTCGCGAGTCGAAACGCTGAGGCTTGTATTTGGATTTGCCGGGAACGAAACGGGTGACACATCGTAAACCTTGCGGATGCTCTTGATGATCCGGGTGTGCTCTTTCTTGTCGTACTCGTCCTCGTCCACGGTAAATGCAAAACTCATCTGGGGATAGTTCCCTGCTTCGATGTCGGCATACAGTTCCCTCGATGCTGCCGTCCGGCTCAGATCCGTCCTCTGCCCGAGTCCGTGGGCATCCGTCCAGACCGCAACCGTTCCGGCTGAGGATCTGGCATACACTCTGCCCTCGTGATCCACACGGAACACGACATCACTCATGTCCGCATTGTCGAATGCGTTCGGCAGGATCTGTTCGTAATAATCGACACCGTCAATGCTCAGAAGGAGGTACTTATCAAAAGTCGAGGCATAACCCTCGACCATGTACTTTCCTTCTTCTCCCTCCGGCACTGCCCGGAGTTCCATAGATCTGTATTCCCTATTGTCCTTCATTGGTTCCCACCTTCTCGCTTGCGTTGTAGTATTCGCCCCGGATGATCCTCTCGTCTCCACCTTCGACAGGTGGGAGGTTCCAGATGTCTCTCACATCGTTGATAGACATGATCCCACGATCCAACAGCTGCGCGGAGACATTCAGTTTGTCCTGATTGCTCATATACTGGAGCCTGTTTGCTGTCAGCGTTACCCTGTTGCCCTCGGACTGCTCACGCAGGGTATAAAGCATCTTGGTGAGGGTGTCTGAAAATAACACGCTAAACGGTTCTATTGCACCCTCGTAGAACGCAGACCATGCGTCGCCGTATGCTTTGTTTTCAAGGATGTCCTCGTTGACTCCGAAATACTCATACACATTGGATTTGATGATGTTCATCTCGTCAGCATCGACCACCCACGGATCTGCTTTGACCTGTGTGATGTTCTGGTATGTGTTCGGGAACAGGAGCATCCCACCACCCTCGGCATCCGAGGAGAAATTCTCCTGCGTGAACCGTTTCCGTTCTTTCGCGAGGTCGCTCGGCTTAGCGAAATTCGACAGCTGAGCATAAAACCGATAACTCGCTGCCGATTTGACTCCTTCCTTGATGCCTTGGTTCTGGATGTGGATCAGATCCAGCGTAGGCAGGAGTGCGTGGTTCGATTCCCCAAAGAAATCGTCCTTATATTGGAACTTTGTGAGTATCCCACAGTATTCCATCTCGATGGCAGCTGTCTGGCCGTTCGAGAATTTATACCTGAGATACGGAACATCACTAAATTGGACAACCTCGCAGCGTTCCGGGACGGGGCAATAAATCCCGGAGGGTTCTCCGTACTGGTCGTAGATTGGAATCAGTACCGCGCTGTTGTGGATGTCCAAAATTGTCGAGCACCGACTTAGGAAGGCGCTCCAAGTTTGGAACTGATTGGGCGAGTGCTTTAGTTTTGATCGCAAAACGGGACGTGCAGCACCAGTGATCTCCACCTTGAGTTTGGAAATGTGGGTTGCTCTTGCGTTTATAGCTGCCCGAATCAGTTCGTTTTCATAAATAGACCCCCCGTAGGAGGAAAAATGAGGAGTGTATCCGTTGAGCATCTTGAACCCACCCTGATACACCCCTTTTTCTTTCGGACGATTGCCGAAAATCTTGTCAAACAGACCCATTTATTCGATCCTCACTTCCAGACCGCATACCACTTATAAGTTCTGCCACTTCTCCAATAACGTGACGTTGAATTGGAATATGGGTAAAATTTTGTCGGACTTGCCCAATATCGTGGGTATGATGTATCCGAACTCCCGGTATTGTCAGAATTTTTACTGCACATAAACACAGAACCAGATATTGAACCCGTGCTGGTTCCACGGTATCCATAAAAGTTAAATGCATATCTTAATCCAGTAGAGTTGTACGGGAATCCAGCACCAAACGCTTTATACGGATCAAAAAACACAAACGACATATTTGAATTAGTTACAGTATTTGCGGTTCCTGTGGCATCTGACAAAGCAATTAAAATCGGTGCTTCGCTATGCGTGTTCGCAAACGAGATTTCCCCCCTTGCTATATCGCTTGTAGGTGTCCAAGTTCCTGTTTCATAGGTCAACCCAGAACCGCCACCACCAGCGACATTTACAATCACCTGTGCCAGATTCGTCACATCATATGTGTTGTTTGTCGTGATCGTCTGCGATCCTTCAACCCACGGGAATGTTGCAGTTCCTCCTCCCGACTTTGGGAGTGTCACCCCAGTCACTCCGTTATAGGTCGCTCCAAGTAAACTTATGTTAGGGTTTGCCATAACGCACCCCCGATCAGCTGATGCTCAATATCATGGATTGGGAATCCTGTGAGATTGACGGTAATGCAAGCGACCCGGAGACACCGAGGATCGTCACACCACTCTTGATATTTCCAGCAGTGATCTTGCTCTGCTCGGTCGAATCAATCGTCACACTTCCACCGGAGGTATACCCGGCAGGAATCGTCACAGACCCAGCTTTTGTGCTGATCGTTCCACTCGTTGATCCGTTGTTCGCCATGCCACCGGACACCGAACCGGAGGATCCGTATCCCGTTTTCCCTGTCAGGACATCCGAGGATGTGATGTTCGCGTCAGAGGTGTCGAAAAACTTTGCCGTTCCTCCTCCACTTTTCGGTATGTCCACCTCAGGACAGTTGCTATATGTCACACCGTTGATGACTACATTGGATGCCATGCTGTTCTCCTTATGAAACCGTTATTGTTGTTCCGTCCCACGTTATCAACCCGTAGTTGTTCGGGATCGGATCGATCACTATGTCACCGTGTACGACCATGTCCCTGGTCGAGATCGTCTGCGGTGTGCTGGATGGTGTGAACTCATACTCTCCTGCGTAATCGGGATAGGTTGAGACATTGAACTCCGCACCAGCTGCGACATCAAACACCTGTGAGTTTGTTGTCATGCTCACAGGAACCGTCACCGAGTTGACGGAAACGGTCATCGGGATAACCATCAGATCACCCTCTCGATCAGGTTGTCATGGATCTGGCACTTCACGATCTGGGACGATGAACGGGATCCGTCTCCATATGTCCAGTTGATCTGGATGCTGACAACCCGGTCAGACAGTGCCAGCGTCTCAGCCTGCGTCAGATATACCTCGACCTGTTTCGCACCAATAGTCAGATCCGCATCAGACTTCTCGATCTTCTGCTTTCCGCAGAATGTCACATAGACATGAGATGCCTGAGTGAGGTCGAGAGTCTCGTCCGAAAACGTGAATGTGAATGTAGGTGTACACCCTTTTGTAATCATGCTCAGTCCTCGTTTTTCAGCTGTTCGCCAATCTCGGAATAATATTTCTCACGGACGCACATTGCATCCAGTAACGCTGCCACACCATCGATGTGAACCTTGGGTGACAGTTTCACCAGTCTGCCCCTGCCTCGTTCCACGTTCATCTTGATCGCAGAATCATAGAGGTGCATTTTTAATAGATCGTTGTCACCGATGTGGATCTTGCGATCCTCCAGCATTCCCCGTGTCATCTCAATGACTCCGTGGAGGTTGTCACCTTGGAAAACATCATCGAGCCTGAACCCGTACCGTTCCATCTCTCCGTTTTTCCCACAAAGATATTGAGCAGAGTATCTGTCATACCCGGTCATCTGCGGATAGATCTCATACTCCTCCACGAGCATTCGGAACCAGTTGAAGCAGTCGTGATAGTCGATAAAATTATCTCCGCTCAGCTGGAGGAACCCTCGTTCGATGTAGATGTCATATGGAACACCGTCCCTCTCTTTCGCCTCGTTGATCCTCTCGGCAGGGAGAAAGAACTTGCAGACAACGTACAACTCCCCACCCTTTTCCACGACAACGCAGCACGCAGTCAAGTCGCGAGTCTGTGAGAGGTCGATGCCTCCGACACAATAACTGTTTCTCAGTGAGTCCAGCGTGATCGGCGCACCGCACGCATCCTCGATCACCTTGGACGGGAGCCATGCCAGAGAACTGTTCTGTTTCTGGCAGCAGTATTTGCAGATAAACTCTGTTTTCTTTGAGAGTGATCCCTCCGCAATTGCGATCTCCTCAATGAGATAATCGACCGGGACAGAGACACCGAGGTTTGGGTTCGACTTCTGCAATTCGTTGATGTCGTTCCACTTATCGACATCGTCAACCATGTATAAAAAAGGCAACAGCCTTGACTCCTTGCTGTCGCCCATCAGGAACCGTGTTGCCCTCTTTACCAACTCGTCATAGATCGAGTCGTTAACATAACCGGATGTCGTACACGACAGGATCATACCGTCCGGTCGCGCACCCATTGCCGATTTCATGACCTCATACTGCCTGAGTCCGTTCTGACCTTCCCAGCTCGCAACCTCGTCCGCGATTGTCAGAGAAGGGTTGAACCCGTCTGACCGTTTCGCGGAGAATGCGATCTTCTTGACGGTCGAGTTGGTAGCAGGAATAAACAGATCTGTCTGCCGATGCCGTGCGAGTGCGGAGTCATCTTCCATTTTTCGCCCGTGGACATCCCTCGCTGACAGGATCTCCTTCTGTTCCTTCCACTCTGGATCCAGCTGGATCATTGCCCAGAGGTTGTTGTAGATTATGTCGGCCTGATCAAGTTTCGGCGCGATGCAGTAAATCCTGGCACCGTATCCTCCGACCTCACGGAACTCATAATTTGCGATTGCAGTGGCGAATGCACTCTTTCCGTTCTTCCTTCCGACCACCAGAAGGATCTCACGGAACTGTCTGTTCCCGTTCGCGTCCCGGATCCCGTACATTGCGGAGATGATTGCTTTCTGCCACAACTCCAGTTTTAGAGATCCCGGTGCCAGAACTCCCTCTGTGTGAAAACAGTGTGTCTCGATCCAGTTGATCGCATCATTTGCACGTTTCTGATCGTAAAAAAACTTCTTTTCCTCGATCCCGTGAACCAGATATTCAAAAATCAACCGGATCCACTTGCCAACACAAAAAGTTCCGTTGCTAATTCCTTGGTAATACGAAAAAATCGCGTTATCCGCGATTATCTTGCCCCTTTTCGCCATAATATCGACCAATTCTGTCGAAATCTGTTTTTCCTTGG